GTTTCCCAGTCACGATCACAGAAAGTCGTTTTTTTTTTGATGTCTTTGGATTTTTTCAAGTTTTTTTTTCGGATTTTTTCAGAATTCATTAAGCTCCAGTATCAACCCCAGCTCCAGCTGGTGGTAGAGCTGTAGTATCTCCCAGCTCCAGCTCCAGTTACACGCATTGCCCCTGCTCCAGCACAGATGTCCCCTGCTCCCCCCTTACATCCCACAAAAAAGGAGAAGGACAGAGCCTTCCCTTAACCCCAGTACGAGTCTCTATAATACCAAACAAAACATAGTCAACAGCTTTGATGTAATCCGTTAGTAATTAGAAAGTAAAAGTACCATATACATTTGTAGATAGTAAATAAAGAGAACTGCTGTCCAGTTAAACATAGTTATTGACAATTTATTTACATTTTATTTGTCATTTATAGTTGTTATATAAACATAAAGTTGTATATTCGCCATGGGGGGAAACCTCACGTTCATTGACATTCTGACCTAAACTACTGAGAATCAAGCAGTTACGACACATTATCTAAAGTGTTGCTTTAACTGTGCTTCACGCAGACTGCTGATAATCAATCACTTAACGATTCTGTTAAGATTATCTCTCTATCCATATCTATCAAGCGAAGTAGTTAGCACCAAGGTGTTCATAGGTCTTACATAAAGTAAAAATGATTTCAAGGAGAAAAGATTGGCATCCCTTAATTGAGGATTCTGTAGAGCGACTGACAGCTCTTTAACCATCTGTGGATGGAGTTAATGTGCGAGCCTTGAGAGTGAAATTTACGACACTAATATCGGTATCTGATTGACAGACCAGCGAGAGCAATACTCGTACCGATAACTAACCTTTAAATTTAATTAAAATGTCAAATTCAACAACAGTGAAGTACACAAAAAAAATGTTCAACAATGAGTTTTCTGCTGAAGAAATCAGCCACATGACTCCAGCATCAATCAAAGCTTTTATCGAGCTAAAAAAACTTGGTTGCCCAATAGATATATGGTATCAAAACAAGCGAGATTACCAAGACTACAGAGGATACTTTTGGATAAAAGCAGAGGAGTATAATGCAGAAGAGTGGTTAGATTACTACGATACTGAAATGTACTGGGGCAGCAAGAAACTACAAGAAACACTGGAGAAGCATGGGTTGTACTTCGAGTGGCAGAACTCAGCAGTTGGCTGTGTTTACGATGCATAGTTAACTGATGAGTCCATATAGGACGAAACGCTGTGAAGCGTCTTAACTTTAAAATTCAACTACAATGAGTAAATCAAAAACAGTAATTAAGTATGTACGTATTGACTGTGCTTTAATCAAGACAGCACAAAAGCTTTACGAATTAGAACAAGTAAAAAAGAATGTAATAGCACTAAGCTATTTTGTAACATCTAATCCATTTTAATCATGAGTAAAATAATAGCATTAAACAAGAAACACCAAGCAAAAGTAAACAAAGCAGTTTACTGGCTAATCAAGTATAATACTGCCAATGACATGCGTAATGATGCTGATGGAGATGGTAATGAAAAGATGTATACCAAGTACGACAATCTGTGTCAAAAGACATTTGACAAGTACGAAGAGTACACCAGCGAACTACCAGCAAGAGAGGTAAAACAAATAGAAAAATCAAACTTATATTAATCACTTAAAAACCACAATTATGGCAGAATCACAAATCAAACAATTAATGTCTTCAGTTGAACTTACAAACGTAGACTGGCAGGACCAAGTAGATAGCTTAAGTGCTGAAAACGTAGGACTTCTTATGTACAAGCTAATCGAGAAGAACGTAACTCATGATGCTACACAAAGGCACATGATGTATGACGTGCTGTCGGCACTGGAGCAGCACATAGATTAACTGACGAGACTTCAATAGTCGAAACGCTGTGAAGCGTCTTAATCATTAAAAACTACAATTATGAGTAATTTAAACAAAGAACCAAGAACATGTATTATCACTGGAGAAGGAATGTATGAAGGATTTCTTCTTCACAATGACGAAACCATTAAAGATGAATCCAGCTTAGTAGCTTGGTTGAAAGAGAACTACAAATGTGCATACGCTGACTGCTCTGATGAGTTCATACTGGACGATGCACATGAGCAGGAGCTGTACGTGTGGACAGAATGGTATGACGAGTATGATGAAGCAGAAGAGAAAAGAGATGCTGCAACTGACTCAATTACTAACTTCATGTACTTTGCGTATAACTTCCCAGCTGGATGGATACAAAAAGCTTTTGGAGAGGGTACGTCACTGGCTAATCATATAGAGGCTAAATGGAACAACCTCAACAAGAGAAATGGTCATGGTGGAACTGCTAATGTGTTTAACCTGTTCATGGAGCTGTCAGACGGAAATAGAGAGACTTTATGTACATGGGTGGCAGAGAACTATAGCCACAAGCTTTAGCACACGCTGTCAGACTAACTGGAATGGTTGTAAGCAAGGTTCGATTCCTTCTCCAGTATCAATGCAATAATGCAGATATTTAAAACTATAATTTATGAATAAGTACAGTAACTGTTGTGGGGCATCCCCATCATTCCTTAGTGATTCTTTATGTGGAGACTGCCATGAACATGCAGAGTTCTACACAGAAACCGAAGACCAAGATTAATCTAAAAAAACTACAATTATGAAGAAAATTTTAATGTTTGTGATGTGTATGCTTATAGCTACACCCACGTTAACGAGCTGTGGAACTTCAAAGCGATGCAAGACATCTAAGATGAAGAAGAAATGGGCAAAGAAAAATTACTGGAAGTCTAACAAAAAACACAAAAAATCAAAATGGGGAAGATAGATAAATTCAATCAAGTATGGGACGATGTAATGACCATCGCAACCGAAGAAGAAATGAGATTAGTATGCAACATCAATGGCACGAACATAGATTCATTAGAGTCTATTATTTATGCTCGCACAGGCTACAGAAGTTATGAGCAGTGGGTAGAAATGGAAGGATGTGAAGAAACAGAATCCATGGATGAGATTGCTGGAGTAGATTTCAGCGAGAGTATTAACCAATTAAACAATCTTATATGAGCATTTGGAATTCAGAAACACTCACTTACAAAGTGGATGACATAGAGCTTGATGTATACTATGAGTATGCACACGCTGAACCTCAGACTTATGATTATTGTGGTAGTCCAGCTGAGATTAGTATTACAGCTATCACACACTGTGGAGTATGCATATGGGACATACTTTCACAAAATACAATTGATGATATTTACCAAGCTATAACAGAGAGCAAAGAGTAAAATCAACGGATCCCTAAACACACCTGCCTCACTTCCAAAACGGAGTGGGGTTTTGGTGGTAAAAGGCAATAATGCCATAACTTAAATTTAATACAATGAGCAGTTATCAAGAAACACAAAAAGACAGAGATTTCAACAGAATCACTGAATTAATGGGAGACTATTTAGAGTCTCAAAAGAAAGTTAAATCATTACGCAGAGACTTAAATGAAGTCAGAGCTGCAGTCAAAGGAATACTGGACTGGAGTCAAAGAATAGGTAGTGATGAGATTCACGAGCTGAATCAAATAGTGACGTTTATTAATCGAAGTGCAATCAAAAACAAATTATAATTATGGGATACAGTACAGATTTTAGAGGAAGTTTAAATTTTGATAAACCATTGACAAAGGACATGGTTGAAACGTATAAGAAGTTTGCTAATCAACGTCACGAGGATGGCTACCAGCCAAACGGAAAGCCATCAATATGGTTGCAGTGGGAGATTATAGAGCAGAACGGAGAATATCGCTTAGAATGGGATGGTGGAGAGAAATTCTACGAGTACATAAAATGGTTAGAATACATCATTAAATACATCTTTAAAGGATGGGGATTAAAACTGAATGGTCGCATAGATTGGAGAGGAGAAGAGTGGGACGACACAGGAACTATTGTTGTACAGGACAACAATGTAAAATGGATGTTATCATCAGAATAATTACAGAATAGCATGGTGCTTTGGGAGGTTCGATTCCTCCCTATTCACGACATAAGTCACATAACTTAAATTAAATAAAATGGCAAACAATTGTTGGAATTACGTAACGTTTAATGGAAACGCTGCTGCATTAAAAAAACTAAGAAACAAGTTCAAGGAGTATGATAAAACCAATTACTTTTTAGAGTTTGGAGACTTCGTACTTGACAAGGGTAAGATTGGAGTTACTCAAGAGGAGCTTGAGAAAAAGTATAAGGATTTTTACTACTACGGAACACGCTGGTGGGACTTTAATCTAAATGACTACCCATGTGATGATGAAGAAACTTTTACTGTTGCTGGAGACAGTGCATGGAGTCCTCCAGTAAGGTTAGTTAAACAAATATGTCAACACTACAGCTTAACAGCTGAGATGGAGTACGAAGAGTGTGGAGAAGATTTTGCTGGGATAGCTAAGTTTGACAAACATGGAATAACAGAGCATCAAGAAATGACTTATCATGAGTACAGATACCATGATGATATCAGTTCTTGGATGGACAACTTGTACTATAATTTCGAGGATGAAACCGACAGAGAGGAGTTAGAACACGCTATGAAAGAACATGATTATGCAGAGGAAAGACACATAAAACAATTCATAGATATGGTGTTAGAAACCAATTCTGTTGTTAATTCGTAACAAGCATTTTTTAGGTATGATATCGTATCTTTTTGGGTACGATTTCATATCTTTATTTGTTTTTATTAATTATTTATAATATCTTTACAAACTAAATATAATTAAATCATGAGCGTAGAATTAAGAAAATTTTTTGAATCCTTGAACCCTGACAACCCTGTTAGAATGAATCACGCCATCCACATGGCAACGTGTTTTAATATAATAAATGGACATGATGACGAAGAAAAAGTTATTGAAGTCCAGCACGAAGAAATTGATGAAGATGAATATCCTTTAGGCATTTAACTATGAATAGAGACGAAAGAAACTTAAAGCTTGCAGTATGGTCTGTAATGGGCATAATTTCTATCCTAATTGGATGGCAGCTCTACAGGTTTATAACTTGGTTACTCAACATTTAATCTGAATTGTAGTTGATTCAAACAATAGCCTCCATGTTTACGCATGGGGGTTTTTGTGGTACAAAACATAACCTAATGGCAATAAAAAGACAACATTGGACTACCACCAATACAAACGAGGTAAAAGTTGACACACCAACTTATTACGATGGTAAAAAAAACTATACTGCAATAGATGTGGTAACAAACTTTGATTTGAATTACAATTTAGGTACAGCATGTACTTATATTTTGAGAGCCTATAAAAAACACGAGACTCCTCATGAGGATATTCAAAAAGCTATAGATCACTTGAATTTTGAATTAAACAAATTAAATAATAAATAAATGAAAAAAGATATTTTTGATATTTACGCTACTACAATAGCTAAAAAGTTTCATCTTAGCTTGGACGAGATGTTTACCAAAACAAGACGAAGAGACATTGTTGACGCAAGACAGTTACTTTACTATCTGTGCATGGAAAGACCTATGAGAGTTTCATACATTAAAAGATTTATGGAAGAAAATGGTCATCAAGTTACACACTCAAATATAATTTACAGCTACAGAAAAGCAAGAGAGCTTGTAGACAGCGACTCTGATTTTAAGCGTATGATTAACGATATTTTAGAACAGTAGTATGTATACATTAGAGCAAATATTTAATCAAGCTTTTAAATCTAACAACAGTGTAAAAAGTGAAATGCCAAAGGGCATTTGTATTATACATAATGGAGTCAAGATTCAAAAATTTGATGACAGGATAGAAATACTGAACTTAGGTAAAGGTGGTTCTTATTACAAAGTTTGCGACAAGTTTGAGTATGATTTTTTTAAGTATAATGGCTGGTCTACTGGGTGCTTAATTCTTTCCATAGAAAACTGTAAGCACAAGCTTATGTTAATTGAAGAGAGAATAAAAAAAGAAGTTAATACACGTAAAAACGATAAGCATATTCAAAATTTAAAAAACAAAAGAGAAAAAGCACTGCAGAAACATGCAGAGCTGAAATTAAAGTTAAATCAATTATTAATTAAAATCAAATAGAATGAGCAAAGAAAGTTATTTCAAAAAGTTGGTAAGTATCAACGTAAAAAGTAAAGTAGAAAAAAAGGGAAACCTTGATTATTTATCATGGGCTAATGCTTGGGCTTACTTAAAGTTAGAACACGCAGATGCACAAAGAAATGTTTATGAATCTCCTGAGACTGGATTGAACTGGTTTACTGATGGGGTTACAGGATATGTAAAAGTAGGAATTGTAGTTAATGAATTAGAACACATAGATTATCTTCCTATAAAAGATTTTAGAAACAATTCTATAAGAATTGACAAAATCACTACAATGGATGTCAATACAGCTATTCAAAGAGCTACAGCAAAAGCTATTGCAATGCATGGATTAGGATTGAGTTTATATGCTGGAGAGGATTTGATAGAGTCTACTAATGTGGCAGCAAAGCCGCCTAAGAAAGAATCTAAGGCAACTTTAATAACTTTAGATATTGGCGATGCTAATTGGGATAAAGTTTTAAAATACGTATCATCTAATAAATCTTTAGGCTTGACTAAGATTGCTGAAAATCTTCAAACTAAATACAAGATGAAAGCTGTAGTTAAGAAGGAAATATCTAAAGCCATAAATAATGGATAAGGGATCTATATTAGAGGCGTTAAAAGATGATAACAAATACTATGGAGAGTTTGGTAAACAATTTTTATCAAACTCTGACATAGGCAAGCTTTTGAAGAATCCTACCCAGTTTAGAGTAAGTCAAACAATGACAAAGCCGATGCTTGAGGGTAGATATTTTCACACTAAAATATTAGAACCACAGAAATTAAGTGAGTTTAATGTAATTGATGTAGCGTCAAGAAACACTAAAATTTATAAAGAATCAATAAACGAAGGAGAAATACTTTTGCTTAAAAAAGAACAAGAGCATTTAGATTTTCTTTGTACTAAAATGACATCAAATATGGAAATGTTTGATTATATATATGATGATGGAAATGAGTTTGAAGTTCCTGAGATTCAAAAGATAATGAGCTTAGATTGGAAGGGTAAGGCTGATATTATAAACCATAACAAAGGTTTGCTGGTTGACATCAAAACCAGTTCTGATATCGATAAATTTTTGTACAGTGCAAAAACTTATAATTATGACAGTCAAGCTTATATATACCAAAGGCTTTTTGGTAAACCACTTATTTTTTTAGTAATAGATAAATTGACTGCAAGATTAGGAATCTTTGAATGCTCTGATGCTTTTTTAAGAGGTGGAGCTGACAAAGTAGAAAGAGCTGTAGAGGTTTATCAAAAATATTTTAGCGATGAAGCGACTGAAGATATACATTCGTACATACATAGGCAGACTTTATAGTTTGTTTAAGTTGACACCAAAAAAAACTGTTATGTGGGTAGAAGTTCCACTGTCCTGTAACAGCGTAGAACATAAAAATGAAATTATGATGACTACACTAAGCCTAATGGAACGAAACATTAAAATAAATTAATTATGAGTAATTATGAAATTAAGCCAGGGACTTTTTCTCTATTTAAAAATGAAAACAGAACTGATGACAACAATCAGCCACATTACAATGGTAATGGTAAAGACATGAATGGAAATGAATTCCAAGTGTCTGCGTGGGTTACAACGTCTAAAGGTGGTAAAACTTATTTTTCGTGTAAGATGCAAGAGCCATACAAAAAAGATAATACAGCTCAATTAGAAAATGCAACAAAGACACATTTAG